ACTGATATAGGGTCTTGTCCTTTTTAGAGGCAACACCGATCCGAGTCAATGTTTCACGAACCTTCAAAAAATTATCCGGTTCAGGGAGTAATACCTCCAACATGCTTTCTGGAGTCCAATCGTAGTAAATTTTTTCCGCATCCATTTCTGCCACCTTTTTTTGTTCTTATATGATATTTATAAGGAGCACCCATCTAACCTCGGCCACCCTGTTCCTGTCGGCCTCTGATAATATCGATTTGAGTATTGGAAAGGATTTTCAGTGCTTCTTTTGCCTTTTCTGCCGAGTACCCAAAATATTCCATTACCAACGCCAACGATTCAGTCTCTTTGTCCTTTTTGTGCCACTGACTAAATCTCTTCTTCTTAACTATGTTATTTATAAAAAAACAAAATTGTGATTTTTTGGGTATATGTGAATATCTATTCATCATATTCGCATACAATATCGTATCTGGGAAGAATGACAGTCCCCTGTTTATCATATAGGCAGAATAGTCTTTTTCTGCTTGGGGATCAACGAATAAATCCTCCTTGGTTTCGTTGATCGCTTTGAGAAAATCAAATGGTGATAATGCCATGTTATTCTACTTCGTCTTCATCATCGTCCGGAACAATAAACATCTTTCCCGGATAAAGTTTGTCTAAAGTCTCATGCATTTCCTCATGCGTCTTTGCCTGAGCATAGAATTTATCATCCAGAACTCCATATAGATATATCGTGTCTTCATGTGTTTCCATATAACAAACAACGATATTATCCGATTTCATTTCCGGTGTAATTCCATGCTCCTCGAGCAGTCTTTCAACTGTTTTCTTTGCTGCATACTCTCTCAAATACCACCCAATAATTATCAGTATTAGCATCAATGAAAGATCTAGCAATATTGTTTCCGATTCCATAATCTTTCCTTTTTGAAACTATTTGAAGCTGCAAGAACGCATAATTTCTGTGAGCGCTGCCATGATATTAATTTCTGCATCTGCCACAAAGGCAGCCCTATGTTGGTAATCTGCAAGGATTAGAACCAACTCCGGAACACTCTTTGCTTCCAGATAATCTGCAGTTTTTTCATACAGCAGATGAAAGAGGTGAGTAGAATCCGTACCAGAATTCTTTGCAACCCACTTGCGAACTCCATTGAATGACTTTTCCTTTAGTAAGGTCATCAACTCTTTTATGGAGTCATCAGACATACTTATCAGTACGCCAGAATCAATGGTACCAGATACTGAATATCGTTGCAGTTCATTCAGTATTCTACGATAGTCCGGGAAGTGCATTGTTATCAACTCTGCGACCACCTTTGGATCAAATGTGATCTGTTCCTGCTTCAGTATCTGTGACACACGTTTGAAGAACCCAGCAGCAATGATCTGCTTATCTTTATTATCTATTTTGAAATCAATCACAGAACACCTACTATGTAGCGGTGCGATGATTCTGTTTTTGAAATTGCAAGTGAAGATAAAGCGGCAGTTGTTGCTGAACTCCTCAATGAACCCACGCAGTGCTGGTTGGATACTATCGGCATTCATATAGTCTGCTTCATCAAGTATGACTACTTTCTTCGCGTCAGTCAGAGAAACAGTTGATGCAAATCCCTTGATCTTCACTCGGAGAGTTTCAATCATGCGACCTTCATCGGAACCATTTATCATTATATACTCAGCACCAATTTCGTTGCAGAGTGCTTTGGCAACTGTAGTCTTACCCACACCGGCAGTGCCAGTGAACATAAGAGTTGGCAATTCACCTGCTGCAACGAATTGATGAAGAGTATCCTTGAGTGCCTCCGGTAAAATACATTCACTAATTGTTTGTGGCCGATATTTCTCGCACCACAAAAATTGATCATCACGAGTATCGAGCATCTTAGATAACGCTGTCTGCTTCAACCGACATGAAGTAAACTAGATCTGAATTCTTAGAACTGAATTTAGAGATCTTCTTGCTGCTGATTGCCACTGAATAATTACCTGGAATAAACTTAAAGTATTCAATCTTCATATTTACCTTGAAGGTCAAATTTGTGGTTCCGACAACTGTGTCATAAGAATTTGCTGTGGCAGTCTTTTTATCAGAAACAACAACTCTAATTTCAGTGCCATCACCAATGAAACTAACATCAGGTGCTGACAGGATAGATGCGGTCTTGATAATGTTTGCCAATAGATTTTCCGACAAATCGAACTGAATCTCAGGATTTGCAGGCATGGCAATTGCCTTGGTTGGAACTGTGAGGATAGAAGGATTTGATGCAAAATACTTGATTGATCCACCTTCGGTCATTGACACAAACTTGTCAGTGAACTGAAGTTCTGGATCTTGGAACAAACTGTATGCGTTCAGAAATGCGTTCAGATCATAGATAGCAAAATCCAATGGGAACTTTTCTGCGGCAGTGACTTCTGCTAAGATACTTTTCTGACCGCTGATTGTGGTTAACTTGCTGCCGGACTTGATCAAAAGATTGGTATTGATTGAAGCGAAATTCTTCAGGATACCAATCGTTGTTTTACTTAGTTTCATATGTTTCTCCATAAATTATTAGTAACAGTGATAGTATACTTGATATAGGCATTTCCGTGAACTTTATTTCTCCCTCGAGTATTTCACATCGTGTTCATATAGAATGGCTATGTTGCATAGAGCATGGGCAAGATGATTTTTGTTGGAGTCAGGATCGATTTGCTCTCCTTCCAACCATGCCCAAAGGTGTCTCTGTGCGGCATCATAGTATCTGCGTTTGGCGTCAGGTACTAATTTCCAATTGTTCGGTTCGTACTTTTGTGCACCATAGGTCAGAATTTCAACCATAGATTTTAGTGCTAGAGGTGGAACCAAACCATATTGTAACTTATCTCCATCAAACTTACGACCACCAGTGGTTGCAGTCTGGGAGGACTTTACAATATCATTCAGAGTTTTATTGATGTCCTTCACTTATGCCTCAACGATGCCAGCCACACGAAGTTCATCCAGAAACTCATCGTGGGTGGTATCAGCAACTCTTGGTTGCATGATCTTTTCTAGGCGCTCGCGAGCTTCTAGGGTTTGTGTAGTATTGACCTTCTTGATTTGTTTGGGTGCAATTGAATTTTCGTGTGCAATATCTTCTGCAGTTGGGGCTGGCCACACATAAGCGCCACGTCCTGTCTTGCTGGTGTTGCACAACCAAAGAGGGAACCCCATCTTGCGGGATGTTGGAGTGCGTTGTGATACTAATGTTTTGTATGCGCTGACCAGTTGTGGACGAATAACTTCCTTCGCTTCTGCTAGTTCTGGCATAACGGAAATTGCTGCGTTGATAAATTCTTTTTGTGTTCTGGTAAGATTTGAATACTTCATGTGATGCTCCATAATATAATGAGGGGGCTTGCAGTTTCCCACAAGCCCCGATTTGGTTAGCTACGTGCGAACAATGTAGAACCAGCAGCACGTGCGGCAGCTGCTACCATACGACGTGAAGGTGTGCCGATGCGGTACTTGGTTGTAACGACACCGCTCTTCAGTACGGTTGAGTTACCGTACACACAGTGACCTTCGTTGCGAAGGTTATAAATTGCATCATGTGGATTCTTCAGACCAAAGAAACCTGAGATTTGCTTGGTTGTTACAGAAGCACCAGTTTGAAGATGGGACAACAATTCGCTTTGCATTGACATATATAATAACTCCATAATGTATACCACCTATAAAAGAGATTGGGTAGTAGGTGGAGATCCTACCAATCTTTGGAACTCTTTGTTATACCGTTGCTGCTACCTCTTCCACCGCAGACACTGTATCTGCTGGGGCAGACAACTTCCCGAATAAGTCAATGAAAGCAGCACGGGTAATCTCATCGAACCGATTACAGCACAACTCGATTGCCTTCTGCTTATCCTTGAAGATTGAGAAAGCACGGATAATGTGAACCATGCGGCGGGTGGTAACCACCTCATCAATGCCACCATCGGCAAAGGTGCGGCGGATAGCATCTGCCCATTTGACCAATGTATCGGCATACTCTTGGTCCATGCAACCGTATGCAGTCATCAGGTTGGTAATAATCTTCAACTCCACCTTTGATGAAGGATATTCCTGATTGAAAGTAACGGCAAATCGCTCGAGGAATGCCTCGTTGAGAATGTTGGTGCCAATATAGCGACCATCATCACTGCCCTTGCCCTTGGTGTTTGCTGTTGCGATAACATTGAACCCAGGAGCAGGGGTGATCATTTCATTCTTCAGTTTGAAGTAGAATGGTTTTCCTTCCAGAATAGGTTGGAGACATAGTAAAGTATTTGCACCACCGGCATCGATCTCATCCAGTAGTAAGGTAGCACCTGTTCGCATGGCAATCAGCACTGGTCCTTCTACGATCTCTACGTTACCGTTAACCAGTGTCTTGGAACCAATCAACTGTTCCTCATCGGTCATCATGTTCAGATTAATACGAATCAGAGACTTCTTGTGTTGAGCGCAAACCTGCTCGACCATGGTTGACTTACCGTTACCCGTTGGTCCAGAAATGTATGCTGGATAAAAAGACCTCGACTTGATAATCATCTCAACATCTTTGTGGTTACCGAAGGCAACGTAGTTCTCGTCGATGGCAGGAATCATTGGTTTACCTTGTGGTGCAATTGAAACAATTTCAGCAGACTTCTCAGCAATCTCAGCATATGGAACTGGTTCTACTTTCCGTGCAGCACCGATGGCATATACACCATGGCCGATTTTATTCTTCATCAACCAGGTTGGATAACTGTATTTGGAAACTCCCATCTTGGCCATAACATCTACCAATTGTTTTCTGGATACCAATCCAGTGGTTACTACTTCTGGGTACATTGCAACCACTTCTTGTTCAAACGCACACTGATATGCTGGATCACTCTTGCTCATTTAAAACCTCATAATATAATTAAATTTCTAACCTACAAATACTATTTTACAGCATTATTGAATTAAAGTCAAGCATTATTTCCAAGATAGGTTGTCTGAAATATCGTAAAACTTTCTTCATAGTCGGCAAATTCTTGTTCGTAGTAAGCAAATTCTTGTTGCTGGCTACTCGATGCCATTTCATTCATCTCATCTTCGGTGTATTCTACCATGCTGGTTCTCCTCATAATGTAATTAATCACTCAACCTATAAGACTATTATACCTTATTATTGAATTAAAGTCAAGGACTATTTTACGCCACCAACCCGATGAAACGATCAAGCAATACACGGGAATGCTTCTTGGTGTTGAACATCTTACCAAACTTCTTTGAGATACTCGATGCAGTCATATCAGAATCAACATCAAACGTACCCTCAACAATTCTGGTGGATGATTCTGGTATCAGGAACAACTCATCACGACCAGTATTCCGCATTGAGGCATATCCCTTTTCCTTGAACTCAGCACGGATTGACTCAACTGAAGCAACAACCTTGTTACTATAGTGTGACCGATATGCAGACTCAATACACTTGATCTTATTTTCGCAGATGAAGAATCCAACTATCATGGCACCAGTTCTATCCTTGATCATTTGCAATAGTACTTTGGTCTCGTTGTATTGAGTCAACTCATACTGCTTTCCAGTCTTTGCGTCCTGAATAAAATTCTTCACTTTGGACATCTTGCCAGTTGGAATATTATAAGATTCTGGAGATACATCCTTACTGTTGGGTGAATTAAGGTTACCACCTTCTCCGTCAGTCAGTGTTATGAAGGTGGTTTTTTGGATTAGATTCTTTTTGTTGAACTTTGGAATATAGTCCATCATATATACCAGTGCTTCATTCAGTGGTGTGCCACCCATACCATATCCACGTTGCTGAAAGAATCCAGGGGCAAGTAACCTTCTTGCCATTGAATTGAATGAAGATGCTGACATTTTGTTGGAGAACAATTCCAGCAAACGATATGAACCTGGATCAGCAAACAAGGCATAATCATCAATTGAGTATAGTTCTTTTCTCTTATCACTATTTTTGCTGGTACGCTCCTCATACTCAGGGGTACCATAGTCTAATCGACCATACGAGGAAGTGAATGCATATACTTCATATGGTATGTTGATGCGACGACAGAACATAACCAGATTAATCAACTGCTCTAAGGTTGGTCTCATGACCGAGTTCATTGAACCGGACCAGTCCAGCAGGAACATCATGCCATGGTTCTTGCCGCCAGGAACTACTGTAATCTGCTTGAATATGTCATCCACAAACTTATATGAATGCAATTTCCTCATATCCAGGGATCCCAACTTTGAGGTGGTTGCCCTTTTATATTGGTCGGCAGACTTCTTCATCTCAAATTCTTTCACCAGATAATTTACCATGGTGGTGGAATTCTGCATAAACTTATTGAAGTCTGCCTTGTGCCCTTCAGTGATGCAGGCATCAAATTCCTTGGTGTCCTGGAAGATCTGTTTGTACCCAACGATTGGATCGTTACCCTCTTCGCTCATTACCGAGTAGTAACGGTACTCAATCGAGTCATCTGCGAACTCTTCCAACTTGTCCTGTAATGCCTTGTCGGTGATAGATTCCAGTTCTTTCTCTTCGTTATCTTCATCTACTTCGTTCTCATCGGCACCACCAGTCGATACAGAATCATCCATACCATCTTCGTAATCTTCCTCTTCCTCTTCCTCTTCTGGGAGATCATCACCGTACTCTGGTTCGCCATGGGATGGTTGTGGTTCAAAGTCTTCAACTTCACCATCTTCGCCATCTTCCTCTTCCTCTTGCAACTTGGCACGTTGCTTCTCTTCCTTTTCTTCCTTCAACTTTTGCATGGAGAATTCACGAATTTCCTTGGCCAACTGGGCAACCTGTTCAATCGTTTCCGCCCGTTCAGCGCGCACCACGAAACGATTTTCTTCCGGCGTAAACTTGATCCCAGATGAGTAACCAACCTTGAAATGAATATTGATCTTATCAATCAGCAGACAAGCACTCAGATCAAGATCCTTGATACCAAAGAAGTCCTTGTCGTTCAATTGAGCGTATGCGGTATTCATTGCCTTGCGCACACCAGGAAATTTCCGCTTCATCAACTTCTCGATACGGGCATCTTCGACTACATTCATATAACTATGGAGTCCCGGAGTATCCTTTGATTCCACTAGGAACTCTTCACCAGTATATAAGGCATGACCCACTTCATGGATAACAAACAAGTCCTCCATTTCTGGGGTAAGATCCTTCCATATAGGCAGAGACAACACACGTGTCTTGATATTGAATGATGCCGTCTTGGATGGCACACGGACCACAGTCAGATTTTCCTCTGCCAGAAGATTTGCCACCAGATCTATTGCTCTCACAGTCATTTCGCTTCCTTTCATATAATTAATCACTCAACCTATAAGAACCATTGTACGCTATTATTGAATTAAAGTCAAGAACTATCTATACCGTTGATTTATATCGCAAATCTTATAGCAAGACCGTATACATATATTGCCAACAATCCCACATTCACTGATATTATTGCTTTGTCTTTGATAAGATATCCCCAGATAAGGAAAAGGG